GGGGTGGGGCCAGCCAGGAAGCCGGTGGGCTTCTTGGTGCCGTTGCCGCTGATAAACGCCACGCCTTCGCCTTGAGCGATGGCTTCAGCGGCAGAGCTGATAAGCCAGTTCTCAACGTCGAAGAACAGGTCATCCAGAGATTCCTCGGAGGCTTGCGGTTTGGCCGATGCCATGCCGAAGGTGGGCGCGACTTCGGCCAGGTCTGGCGTGTTGGTTTGGTTGCGGGTGTCGGTTTCACCCAGCCACTCGAAACCAGCGCCGTTGACGTCGAACAGTTCCTTGTAGTCAGGACTGCCCACAGTGCGAACGGTGGCAATCTGGCGGATCGGCGAAATGTCCACCGACAGGCGGGCAATCTGGCGCTCGATGATCTCGGGCAGTGCGAAGCCGCCAGCGGAACCGGTCGATGCGACAGTCTGCGTGGCGCGGGTTTCGCGGCCATCGCGGCTCTTGGATTCCAGCTGCTTTGCGGCGGCGGCTGCCTTTTGCTGGCGCTCATGGTCAGCGGGGGCGCGCATCCAGTCAAGGAAGGCGTGGCGGTATTCCACAGCTTCTTTGCTTTCGCCTTCTTGGCGGCCACCGTCCAGCGCGCCAGGGCGGGCCAGCTTGGTTTCCATCTTTTCCAGCTTGGACTTCATCTCGCCCAGGCTGTCGATGTGGGCATCGATCTTGGCGAGTTTGGCGTCGAATGCTTCGGTGGAAGCGCCAGACTTCACCGCTTCAATGCGGGCGTCGTTGGTCTTCTTGTATTCATCGAAGGCCGTGGCGATCTTGTCCAGGGCATCGGCCACGGACTTGACGCTGGGTTCGTCGCGCTTTTCGTAAGCGCCGACAGCTTGAGCCTTGGCGGCGAAAGCAGCCATGTGAACGGCCATCACGGCCAGGAGGGTGTTTGCTTTACGCATGGTGGTTCTTTCTTAGGATGTGAGGGAACGGAGCAGCCGGTCGGCTGCCTTCATTGCCACGGCGGTCGAATTCGCAGAATCACTCCGCACTTCTCCCATCCGCATGACGCGCGACACAAAGGCCGTCGCGTCGCTTTTGCTGAACCCGGCATCACGCAGGGCTTTTTCAGCATCTTTTGGAGTCGCCATTTCGTCGGCAGACTTCACATTCGTGACCCGCGCCTTTTCGTTGGCGGGGAAGGTGACCAGCGAGACTTCCCACAGGTCAATCTCGGTGAGGGTGCGCACTTCCGTTTCACGGTCGTAGGCCCATTGCTTGGACATGAAGCCGATGGACAAACCATTGATGGCGCCCATCTTGAGCAGCGCATGCGCCTCTTTACCCTTGACGGTTTCCATCGCCAGTTGGCCCTTGATGCGCAGGCCCTTTTCGTCTTCGACCATCTCGGTCCAGATGCCGATAGGCTTGTCTGCGTCGTGCTGCCAGAGCATGGCGGGCATGGTTCCGGCTGCCTTGTGGTCTTTCAGGGATTGAATGAACGCGCCCTTGGCGATCACGTCGTCATAGTTGTCCCGCACACCGAACACGGAGCCGTAGCCCTCGACCGTGCCGTCGTCGCCCGTGGCCTTGATCTGCAGGGCAAAGGAGCGCACTTCGCGCCCGCCAGCCGCATCCTTGCGCTCAAGGCGCTGTGGGTTCTTCTTTTGCATCTGTGCTTCCTTCGTTCGCGGTGCCGCTGCTCATGTTCATCGGCTTGAGATATTCATCCCCGCCTGGGCGCGGGTCCCAGCCCTCTTCATCGCGGTATTCGTTCGGGCTCATAAGGCCCATTTCGACCATCGTGCGGGCGTAAACAGCGCGATCCTTGATCGACCCGGCGCGCATGTAGCGGGTGTCGAACTCCCCGAACAGCGGCCCTGCGCCGTCCAGCAACATTTCATCGATGCGCTGCGTCCATGCCTTGTGCCATGGCGCCAGGCAGTGGATCAGGTGCGCAGCAAAGAACGCCTCGGAGCTGGCAAAGGTGCTGGTCTTGTCGGAGTGCCCAACCATGATCGGGAACACCCCATAACCGCGGCAGATTTCCTCAATCTGCAGGCGGCGGGTTTCAACGTGCTGCGCATCGACGCCAGTCTGTGACGTCGGGAGCCACTTCGCGTTACGGTCCAGAACCAGCGGCTCGCCTGCGCGGTTCGGTCCGGTCTTTTCCTTGATCCAGGCGCTTAGGCGCTTGTGCTGTTCTTCATTCAGCGTGGCGTCAACGCTGTAGGTGCCACTGGGGCGCAGGCCGTTGGCGTGCATCGCGGCTTGGCTGCGCTCTGTGGCCATGGCAAGGCCAATAGCCGACCGGGCCAGGGACACGGCATTCATGCTGCCCACCCAATCCCATTGCACACCATTGATGACAAACACATCATCAGGGCCAAACTCGCCAATGATTCCGAATTCATCCCAGCAGCGGTAGCGCACCTCGTAGCGCGAAACCTTGCGGACATCCCAGTTGCCCGGCATGACCGGGATCAGTTCACGCACGCGGCGGTTGTCACCACGCACCTTGATGGACAAGCCCGCGCCGGTGAGGGCGGCGTGAATGGTCATCTGCCGACGCCATTCAAAGCTGGTCTGCCACTCGTTCGGGCGGCGAGACAGCAGCCGGTATTCCGGGATGTTCGTGGCCTTCTGGCGGGTGCCGTCCTGCAGCTCGCGGAACACGTTCAAGTCAGGTGTGGCGCAGCCATCGGCGATCACCTTTACACAGGCCAGCACGGTGGCCACCTGCAGCGCGGTCTTGTCCGTGACGGCGACTCCGGCGACAGTGCCGCCGCCCACGCCGTCGATCAGGCTTGCCACCTGGTCGTAGGTGAGCTGGGCAGCTTTGCGGCCCAAGAATCGGTCAAGGAGTTTCAAGACGTGGTTTCCCAAAAGGACTTCTCTGCAGAGATAGTTGCGTTGATCAGCCCAGCCGCCATCACAGCAGCCACGGCCAAGTCAATGCGCCCCGTCGCTTTTTCCTTGGACAGTTTGCGGTTCTCCGCGCCGTCCTGCTCAATTACCGCGTTGCTCATGCACCAGTCCATCACCTTGTGCCCCGCGTGCGCAATCTCGCCGTTGAGCAACATGCGCTCGAAGGTTTCCAGCGCTGGGCTGAAGTCCTTGTAGCCCTGCCCCACCGGCTTCATTTCCGGCAAGCTGATCCCGTCATCTGCGGCCAGCGCCATCAAGTCCTCGATGCGCCAGCGGTCGTAACCCACGGCGATGATCTCGAAGAAGTCGCACATGGCGGACAGCTTTTGCAGGATGACCCGCTTGCTGATGGCCCGCCCTGGGGTGGTGTCCAGATACCCTTCGGCCTTCCACTGGATGTATGGCACGCGGTCGGTATCGGCCTTGCGCTGCAACTCCACATCTGGCAGCCAAGCGAACGGCACCAGAAGCCACGGTTCGCCAGCTTCTACCGGCTCCACCAAGAACACCATGCCCGTCAGGTCGGTGGTGCTGGACAAGTCCAACCCGGCCACCGCGCGGCGTCCGCGCAAGTCCTGCCAGTCAAACTCCCGCTGCGCACCGCGCCACACTTCGCCGCTGATCCATGGGCTCTCGGCATCCGTCCACTGGCAGAAATTCAAGCGGCGGACAATCGCTTCCTTGCTGGGCATCCCCTTTGCCTCTACCACCTGCTCGCGGATGTACTTCATCCCCGGCAGATCAGCGTCCTGCAATGAGGGGTTCGCCTTCGGCCAGCACGACTCGTCGGCAAACGGGTCATCCAATTCATCCAGCCCGCAGACAAACGGAAAGAACGCGTCGTCTTCCACCTCGCCCGCCGCCACCTTCGCGCCGTATTCGTGATACGACCAGCACGGCCCCATGCGGTTGTGCCCCGCATTGGTAATCATGAAAATCAGCGCCTGGCGTCGGCTTTTCGTACCTGCCCGCATCATTTCGACGACGGTGTTCGTCTTGTGCTCGTGCAGCTCGTCAATCAGGCCGATGTGCGGGCGCGGGCCGGATTGCCCGTCATCACTACTGATAGGCCGGAAGAACGCGCCCTGCGCCACGTAGGCAAGGTTCCAGCACCTTTCCCCGGTGCCGCTCTTCGTCAGGCGCTTTGAAAGCTCCGGCGATTGATCCACCATCGCAACGGCGTCACGGAACAGGATCATTGCCTGATCCTTTTTCGTGGCGGCGCTGTAAACCTCTGCGCGTGGCTCGTTGTCGGCCACCAGCCCCTTCATTCCGATACCGGCGGCCAGGGGCGACTTGCCGGAACCCTTCGCGGTTTCGACGTAAGCCACGCGGAAGCGCCGGTAGCCGTCAACGCCATTCCAACCGAACAGGGAACCTACTACGAATTTCTGCCACGGCAGCAGCTCGAAAGGTTTGCCCTCGAAGTCGCCGCCGTTGAGCTTCAGCACATCGGCATAAAAGCCCTGCGCCTTTTCAGACTCCTCGACATTCCACACCAGCCCGCGCTTGTGCCCGTCTTCAATGTCCCGCAGGTGCCGGGCGCACTGGCCGCGCACATGCGGGCCTGCAATACGCTTGCCCGATACGACTTCATGCGCGTACTGCGTGGCCGCGTCAGAAATAGCGGGCGGCGCGGTCTTCTTGCTTCTGGTCATCGGGTGTCGCGGTGACGCGGGAACGCGCCGAAGGGGTCATGCCGAACTCGGCGGCGTAGCGCACCATGTCGGCCTTGGCCTTGTTTGCGATCCCGACGAGCGGGTTTTGTATGGCGTTGCCGCTGGTGGTTTTAATCATCAGCGCGGCG